GCCGTAAAACTCGTCCCCGTGGACCAGTCTGCGAAGGAAGTTGCACCGCCGTTTGGATCGATCGAGGGCGCCGTGCATGCCGCGCCGCCGCTTGCCTGTTGCGCCCGCGATTGCCAATAGGCTTGCGGCATGGGTTGCTGCAGCAGGCAGAATATGCCGGCAAGCAAGAGAGCCCACACAAGCAGGATACAACGCATCAGAGCTGGTACCCGCCGGCCGCAACTGACACCAGACCGCCCGCTCCGGGGGGAGCCGAGATCACCGCGATCGCGGTGTTGATGGCGCTGGAGGGAATGCACGGATTGAACACCATCTCGGTCAAGCCGATGCCCGAGGCCAGCGGCGCCGTCCATTGCATGAAATTCAAGGTGCCGCTCACGGTGCCGGTAACCGTCGAATTTGTTGTTATCGCCGCCGTGGCGTTGGCGCGTATCGACATCCAGCAAATATAGGTCTTGAGCGAAACCGAGGCGGCGAGCGTTGCGGTCGTGGCGGCCGTCGTGCCGGTCGCCGACGCCGTGATGGGCAACGCGCCCACGGGATACTGGCTCGACAAGCCGGTAGGTGCCGAGCTGTTACCGGCGATGGTCTTGAGGATCGCGATGTTGCTGCCCGAGCCGGATGTCCAGGCCGCATCGGCGGGAGTGCCGATGCCGGTCGCGGTCGCGGTCTCCTGCGTGATCTGCGTGGTTTGATTGGCCGAGGTGGATGCGCCGGTGGGGAGCGGCAGCGCGGCGGCGCTGACCGGTTGCGTCACGGCTGATGAGTCCACCTTGACGGCACCGGCCGCGCTGACCGCAGCGCATTGATTCTCCACCGTGGCATCGCATATGCCAAGCTCGCTCATCACGTTGTTGGAGGCAAACTTGATCAGGTTGGCGATCTTGCCCGTCCCCGGCGTTACCCCAACGGTGTCATTGAGTGCCCATGCTCCCACAGCCCCGCAAAGCAGCAGGAACATAGCAAAGAACAGTTTCTGCCACGGCATCAGAACAGCCCTCCATAGGCTACAAGTTGCGAGCAGCCGGTCGAAAGATCGAGCACGCCAGCGCAGCCGCCGCCACCCCCGAACCATCTGAGCAGATAATTGTCGATGTTCGCCCGGTCGGCGACGGTGACGGCACCCTTGACGATGATAATTTCCGCCATGGTGCTTTCCAGGATCGCAGTGCCGCCGGCCGTAGCGGAAACGCCAAGGTCTACCGTGGCGGCAAAGGTCGGGGTTGCGGCCACAGGCGTTTGCGCTACATTGTTCAGATACATCGTGTCGTTCACACCATTGAACACCGTACCCAGCCGAGCCCACGTATTGGCGGCCAAGACAGTCGTGCTCAAGTCCGCGTTGTTGTACGTGGTGACCGCATTGCCGGTGGTTTTGCCGTAGAACGGGATTGCGGTCGTGGCCGTCGTGTCTGAGCCAGCTACCGAAAAGGAGATAAATCTCCCGTTATTGGTGCCCAGCGGCAGGTTGGCGATCCAGCGCGATACCATAAATACGGAAAGCGTCGTGCCGCCAAGAGCAATCCCGGTCTTTTGCATCCATGTCGTCTGCCCGGTGAAGTGAATGGCCGGCAGACCGTTCTGCACACCTACATTGAATGTGGGTTTTACCGTAGCGGTCAGGTTGTTGCCGTTGCCGCTCTGATCGTTCCATTGCGTGACCGTTTGCCCGTCTGTTGCTGGTGTAATTCCCGCGTCACTGAAGACGCCGGCGTCGGCCTTGTACCATGCGGCCAGATTGGCCAGGCTCGCCGGGGTGAACGGGGGGCCAGCGCCGCCGCCGCCGCCAGGTCCCAGCGCCGCCCCGTTGACGGTGCCGATGCCGCCATCGCCGATGCCGCCCGCCATGCCACCGGTCGGCCCCAAGGTGGAGATGGAGCCGGGGCCGATGGTGTACTGCGCCGGGGCAGAGCTTGCCCACAGCGCCAGAATGGCTATCGCGAACAGCCGTTTCATCGGTAATACGCCACGTCGATGGTGGCGCCGGAGCCGATGAACTGGATGGCACGCAGATTGCCGCTGTACTGAAAGCAGACGGTCGGGGTGTTGGTGGAAATGGTGACCGGCACCCCGATACCGGCGGTGGGAGCCACCCCGTCATCGCGGTAACGGATTGACGCCCCGGACACGCACACCTGCACAATGCGCGGTACCTGGTTGGCCGGAATGGTCAGATTGGTAGCCGCTGCCGGATTCGATATTTGCTGGTAGCCGACCGGCACATAGACGAACAGTTGCTGCGCGTCGGCCTGGGTCGCCAGGCAGACCGCAATGAGCCACCACCATAAGCGCATCAGCCCCTCCTGCCTCTCCGGTTACGGCGCTTGCTCCGACCGCTCGAACGATCGGCGGCGTGAAACTCGCGGGCGACGCTCTGCGGTATGCCGGCCTCGCGCGCGAACTTCGGGTTGTTGGCCGCCGCCGCCATGAAGCGCTTCTGTCTTGGGCTCGTGCTCGGCATTGCACCCTCCGCTAGTGGTGCTGCATCCCCGCGTCCGGGCTGGGTCGAAAGATGAGAGCATGGACCGAGTTGCCCTCGATCAATGCGCCTCCCTTCAAATCGGAGGCGGGCTGGCGATCGGCCTTTTCGCCGCGCTGCACGCCGTCGAACATGTGGCCGGCGCGCTCGTCGAAGGTCATGTAATGCTCGGCCTTGGCACTGCGGCTCATTTGCAGTTGTTGCACGCCCCACAGGATGAGGCTAAACCCAGCGAAGAAACAGAATGTCAGGGTAAAGGTTTTCATGGCGTTCCTTTCGATTTTTCGCCGGCCAGACCGGCGCGCCAATACAAAGCCGTCACCGGTAAAAATACAAGTAGGGAAAAAGCTGACGCCGCGATCACTCGCCAGAGCGTTGGGTCCCAGATCACCCCGCCCCACACCACGCAAGCCGTAACCAGCGCGATCAGACCCAGCAGCCGCGCCGAGAGCACGTCCAGCGCCAGTTCGATCGCGGCCGGGTAGTCGGCCTTTATCTGGGCGGTGGTAGGTGAAACAGCCGCTACAGGTGGTGCCGGGGGAATAGGGGCGACCAATGTCTTAGGGTCGCCCGGCAGGAAGGTGCCGCGGCCGGAGGCCAGATGCACCACCCGCGGCCCGTCCACCAGATCGGCCTCGGTGACGCCCTCGGGCAGCGGTTTATTTTCGGGCAAAGAAGGCTCCATCGGTCGCGCCTCCGTCCTGGATCTTGTGGCGAATCATTAAAACCTTGGCCCCGGCCTCGATGGCTTTCAGGCGCTCGGTGTTGGTCAAGGTGTCCTTCTTGAGCATTTCCAAAATGCCGCGCTCCATCCGGTCGAGCAGGTCCTCGTGCTTTCTGGCGGTCATTGCACCGGGATTCCAGACGGGTTGTCGAGCAGCTCGGCAGGCGATTGCGGGTAGCCGGCCGCGGCCGCACCAGGACCCACCGCCTTTACCGTGATGTTGCGCTGGTCGTTGCCCTGCTCGGCCGCAGCCGCCCGCAATGCCGCCACTTTCGCATTGTCCGGCGTCATCTTTCGCGCCGCCCTGATCTTAGCATTACCGACCGCATAAGGGGCATTCAGCGGCGCCCGGTTCTGGATCATTTCCGCCAGCTTTTCAATGTCCCTGCGACCCAAAACGTCACCGAGCTTGCGAGCGCCATATCCTGTCGCTGCTCCGCCAATCGCCAACGGAAGGCTGAAAATGGCGGCGATCAGGTTCCCCCAGGCTGAAACTCCCCCACCCGGCTCTAGGCGAGAGAGCCTTCGCAGCACATCCTCGGTTAGCGATCCCTCCACAATGCGTTCCATCTGGGCGCGTTCATCAGGCCGGTAGCCGCGCACACGCTTGTCACTGTCCAATATCTTGCGAATCTCCTGCCGCATGGTGTTTATTTCGTTGGTGTGAGTGCCGGTCGCGGCAGCGCGGTGACCAGCTACCGTTTGAGCCTTTTCTATTTCCTCCAGCTTTTTGGCCGCGCCCCAATTACCTGCTGCGGTTTTCAATGTCTTGGCCTCCGGCGCAGACAACCTAGTAAGAAAGCTATCCAACTCCGCCTTGACGTGGCTGGCCGCCTCGGCGTCCGGAGCGTTTACGGCCGGGTGTATTTTGTTGAGAGCGTTTCTGACGTTGATAATGTCTCCGATATTGGAAGCTCCACTTACCTTCAATTCATTAATCAAATTGAACGTTGACGGTGCCGTGTAGTGGCGGAAGTTTTTCAGACTGTCCTCAATGTCCTGATTTAGGTCGTCCATCAGTGATTTGGGAATGACCAAACCGGAGTCTTCTGCAGCCTTGTAGCCTGCGCTCGCCGCCTCCTTAATTTCATCGGCGCCTTTCAGGGTTTGCTTTGGAAGCTTAGCAATCCTGGTTGCATCGCTTGTGAGACCAGCACCGGTGCCACCGGCCATACCGCCGATGAAACGACCGATATTGCCGCCGGTCTCGCCGCCTATATCCTCGCCAACTTCACCGCCGGCCTGCGCACCCACCCCACCCCCGAGCGTGGTGGCGGCCTTCAACAACTTGCCGCCCGGCCCAATGGCCGACGACGGCAGAAATTCCCCGACCGACTGTGCGTAGCGTCCGGCGCGGGTCTTGGGCTCCTGGAATTTACCAGTCATTCCTTCCACGCCGCGAGTAAATTGTTGCGAGGTTCCTAGCGCATAAGAGTTGTCTTTCGGCGGCGTTTGGCCAGTCAGATAATCAATGCCCTTGTTGAGGCCCGATGCAATGTCTCCCGGAAGGCCGGCCAAGCCGATGGTGCCCTTGGCGACACCGCGCCCGAACGAAGTAGCCATGTCGCCCACGGTGCTGCCACTATCGTCCTGCTGCTGGTATTGCTTCTTGGCAAATTCGATGGCCTGCTCCTCGGTCCCGCCATCGGGGCCGTTGACCGTGATGATCGATCCATCGGGAGCCTTGACCTTGAACTGGGGCATTATTTCACGATGCTCCAACCACCACCGCCACCTTCACCTCCAACTGCACCGCCGCCACCGCCCTCCCCGAAAATGTCGTCATCGGGTATCACATCTTCCTTGGGGATTTGGTCGAGCGGGCGCATCTTCATTTTATCACGGACTTTGCCCGGAGCCTGCTTCTCTATCTGCATTTCCTGCATCATGACTCTGATTTGGGATTTCATGGCATCGCGCGGCATGTTCGGGCTGAGCATTTCGCGCGCATGAGTTTGACCTGAAACAGTGGACTGACCACCGCTGATGGCCCTGGCATAGAGATTGTTGAAGGTGTTGATGCGACCGACCAAGTCCTGGTATTTCGGGTCACCTTTCTGTGCGGCCCATCTGCCCTCGGCTTCGGACCAGATCGCCAGCCCGGTTCCAGCCGCCTGATTGACGGACTGAGCCAAAAGTGGCCCCGAATCGAGGGCCGTCTGCACCGCAGTGCCGATATTGGCCTCACGCGTATAGGTGGCGCGTAGCCCAGCAGTCTGCGCGGAAAAATCCTGAATCCTGGCGGCAATGTCCGCCCCGCTCATGCCTCTCTCTTTGGCAAGCTGCGCAATAGCTTCGCGCACGGCCAGGATATTGCGCCCACCCGCCGGCCCGCGCGACAGATTGGTGATTGCCGACTTGTCGCCGGTGAGATATTGCTCGGCAACCGTCTTAACCGATTCCGGCGAGAGCACCTCCCCTTTCGCAAGTTCCATTGTCAATCTGATTTTCTCGGTCGCCGCCACCGACTTGTTGTGGTCGTCATCGAGCTTGCGCTGCAAATCCTCCTGTCGTCCCATCGCCAGACCGAGCGCCTGATAATTCTTCGAGTCTGCCATATTGTAGGTAATCTCATCGTCATATTGCTGGGCGATGACCTTGATCTGCGCCAGCTTCATGTCCATGGACAGCTTCTTGTTGTTGAAAACCATGTTGTACTGGTCGATCTTGGCCTGGTTGTCTTCCTTCAGGCGCGTCGAGGCCTCCTTCCATTCCTCGATGTTGGCTTCGTACTGCTGCCGGTTGCCCTCAGCAAAGCCCTTGATGGCGCTGCCAAAGGCGTTGAGCGCAAAGGTGGCGTTACGCCGCCCCAGCCCGCCGGCGAGCGCTCCCAGCGCGGTGGCGACCTGCATGTACTCCATCGCGCCCTTGCCGAGCTGCTGCGCTGACGGCTGCTGCGGGGTTTTGCCCAGTTCCGGCACTGGCGTCGACATAAGGTCCTGGCGGCCGGCCTCCAACGTATCGATCATGGCGGAGCTAGCCGCGCGCTTGCCTTTCACCAATTCACTGCGCTCGTCCCGCGCTTCGTCAAGGCGCTTGATCATGTCATCCCAGTATTTGTCGTGGGGGGCATGACCGTTCTTGGCTTCCGCCAATGATGGCGGCGGCGCAGTTGGGTCGGCGCCGCCTTGCGCACCGCCCGCCGGGTTCTGGGTGCCGCCCGTGGGGTCGCCACCCTGCGGTGATGGATCAGCACCGCCTTGCCTGCCGCCTGCTGGATCCTGCGTGCCGCCAGTGGGGTCGTCTTCGTCGTCGGTCATGGGGTTGCCGCTGGTGTTGCCGGTGTGCTGCTGCCGCCAAACTTACCGCTGAGCGCCGCCAGCAGGCCGAACGACTGCAACGCTGAGCTGGTCGCCTGCTGGAAGGCTTGGTCCTGCTGCGACTGTAGTTGCGCCGCCTGCATCAGGGTGTTGTCGAGCGCGCTGGTCACGGCGGAGGACGCGCCCACGCCTTGGGTGGCGGCACCCGCGGCCTGGAAGGCGGTGGTGATCAATTGGTTGACCATCTGCACCTGCTGCGCCAGCGCGGCTTGATTGATCTGGTTGTTGCCCTCGATCCATGCCGTGGTCTTGGTCGGATCGGTGTTTCCCTCGTTGGCGAGCTGCTGGTACAACTGATTCTTGGCGTTGTCGGAGTCGGTCTTGATGGCGGCCGCCTGCGCCGGACTGATCTGGAAGTTGTTGGCCATGTTCAGGTCGGCGGCGGCGGTCTGATTGTACAGGTCGACGTTGGCGGCCGCCTTACCTTGCAGTGGCGCAAGCTGGTTGATAGCGTTTTGCTGAGCCATGTTGGCCTGCGGTGGGATAGGTGCCGGACCCTTGGCCAAGTTGTAGCCGAGGAACCCGAGCGGAATGCCCAACTCGGCCAACTTGGCGTAGGGCGAGTTGAGCGCACTGCCGAGCGCGTCGGTGACGCCACCGCCGCCCGCAGTAGCAGGGGCGTTATTCAAGGCCTCCATGGCATTGGCGGACGAGGCATTGGCAACGGCCGGGGGATTGAGCCCGCCCTCAGCGTCTATTTGCGCCTGCAACGTGCCCCCTTGGGTGGCGCTGGCCGTTATGTCGGAGCCTGCCGAGGAGCTGCCGGCGGCCAGTTCTGGAGCGGCGGCGGTGCCGGCATCGGTGACGGTCGCGTCCGCGAATTGCGTCCCGGTTGGCGGTGGATTTTCCGTAAAGGCAAACGACGACGGGGTGGGCTCGGGCGGGGTTGCCGGCGCGTTGCTGAGCAAAGCCGAGAGATTCGGGTTGCCGCTCGCCAGCTCGGTCGAGGGCGTAATGGTACCACCGGCCCCTAGGTTGGCCTCAACCGCTCCCGGGGTTGCGGCTGCGCCCGTGGGGGCAGCGGTCGCGGGCGTGGAAATGCCGGTGGTGGCGGCGCCCGGGTCACTGAGGAACGACAGCGAGGTGTCGGCGGCACCGGCTCCGGGCGCGCCGGTGTCGGCCAGCGCGAGGGCGCTATCCACCCCTTCACCCAGGCCACCGCCGGCGGCGCCAAGCTCGGCGGCTGGAGTGGCCGCAGCATCAGCCAGCCCGGCGGCACCAGCACCGGCGGCTCCCGCCAGACCAGTGTCGGCAGCCAGCCCTCCTTCGGCGGCAATCTGCCCGGCAACATCTCCGGCGGCGATCGCAGGCGCCGCGCTGGCGGCCACCTCGGAGCCAGCGCCAGCCGCAGCACCCAGGCCCGCAACATCTGCCGCCCCAACATCCGCCGCGGCCGTCCCCGCAACGTCAGCGAGCCCTGCCGCACCCACATCCGCTGCCGCCACATCGCCAGCGCCAAAGAACAGGCCGCCGATCAGATCACCAAGCGCAATGTCGATGCCCATTTTGGCCTCCTATGGGCCAGTGTCGACCGCGTTGTTGAGCGCGTCAAACGCGCTCGGCGGCGGCGGCGGACCCGGAATCCCGCCCGGGACTCCGGTGGCGCCGCCCGGCAGCCCGGGAATGCCGAACAGGCCGGCGTTAGGGGGGTTGATGTTGCCGAAGTTGATGTCCTCGAGCGGGGACTGGCCTGGCGGCACGAATGCCGACGGGGCCGCCGGGGTGCCACCGCCGCCGTCGGCTGCCGGCGCAGCGCCCGGGATGGGCTGGATGAGCGCCTGCGGGCTGATGGCCGCATTGGCGGGCGGCAATGGCGTTCCACCTCCGCCACCGCCGTCGGCTGAATTGAGCGCGTCGATCACTTCCGGAGTTGTGGTCCCGCCCGGGCCCTCGCTCGGTGCCTCGGTCACCGTCTTGGTTGGGCCAGCGTCGACCACTCCCGGCGGTCGCGTGGTGTCGGGCGAGGGCGGCGCTGCTTGTGTCGATGGCGCACCCCCGGGTCCAACGGGGAATTGGGCCGTATCAAAGGGCGAAGGCCCTTGGGTGCCAGGAATCTGTGGTGCCGTATCGGGCCGCGGCGTTGGCGTCGGCACGTTGTCGGCAACAGTCGGCGAAGCAAGCGGCAGGGTGTTGTCAAACTCACCCCGCTGCGCAGCCTGATCAATCCTGGCTTGAGGCGTGGCCAGACTATCGGCTTTCGCAAGGGCGGGCGGCGTGCTCGGAACCCCATCGAAGGAAGTGCTCGATAAACCTGCCCCAGGAGCATATTGGGCACCAGGAATTTGATTGCTGGGAAAGCCGCCGACCGCCGTCGGTTGCACAACGGTATCTGGAACGTCGTTGAAGTTTCCGCCGATCAGACCGGCGGTAGATGCGGGAGTCGCCGTCACCTGTCCGCCCCCGCCGCCTACAAGGCTGAACGTGCCATGGCTTGGGGCCATACCTATGTTGGCCAAGTTTTCGATGGTCGTCTGCTGACTCGGGTCAGACAGAGCTGGTGCCGGCCCAGTAAACGGGTTGTTGGCTACGTCAGGGTATGGTTGCCCGGCCGCCGGCACGCCAGCTGCTTGCCCAGCGGGCGCAGGGGTCAACTGACTTGGGTCCACACCTTGGCCAACCGCTGCCAAATTATCGAGGACTGACACGTCCTGTTGACCCACGGGCGCATTGAACGGATTGTTCATACCGGGGTAGGGCTCTATCGTAGCTGCCCCGGCATCCCACGGAGAAATGATTGTTTCGGTTGTCGGGCCCTGCCCGGTCATTGTCAGACCCGGGTTCGCTGGCCCCTGCGGCATCAGGTTTTCATTGGGACCGAGACTGGCCGCGTTCGCTGGAGTGATCCCCAATAGGCTGCCGAGATTGAAGCCAGACTGATCTGGCGACGGCGTGACTTGGCCCATGTTGCCCGGGATGCCGCTCGGGGTGTTTGGATCGGGCGCGGTCGGACTTGTGGGCCCACCCAGCGGACCCTGTCCCTGCGCCGGGCCTGGCCAAGGCGTGGTCGGATCGCCAAATCCTTCCGGCCCCTGCAAATTGGTGGCTGGAGCGGGGGCGTTCTGCCCAAAGCTGAAGGTTGGGGCATCGAACATGCCCGGGCTGGCTTGCTCGTTGAAGGTTGATGGTTGTTGCCCGGCCGGGGCCGGGGCATTGGCCTCGCTGAGCGCCTGCGCCACCGGGGTGTCGCCCGCCAGCACGTCCTGCGCCGACGCGATGCCGCCCTGCCCGATGGTGTTGGCGGCGTTGGTCACGTCCACGGACGGGCTTGAGCCGGGTGCCGCATTGCCCAGCGCCGCGGCCACATCGCCGCCGACCCGGGTGCCGAGGCCGGCATCGAGCGTAGGACTTTGGGTGCCGCCGGTCGCATCGCTGACGGGAGTACCAGCCTGCGCAGCACCTTGCGCACCGCCTTCCTGAGCACTGGCAGGGTCTGCACCGCCTTGCAGGCCACCAGCCGGATCTTGCGTGCCGCCAGTGGCATCACCCGCTACCTGCGTGCCGCCGCCACCGTCCGCGCCGCCAATGCCACCAAACCCGCCGCTGCTGCCGCCCGCGTTAGTGGCTGCGGTGTCACCACCACCGCCACCTGCACCGGTATCGATGCCGCCGCCGCTGCCGCCGCCAAAACCGCCGCTGCTGCCACCTGCATTGGTGCCCGCAGTGTCGCCGCCGCGACCGCCCGGGCCACCAGTATCTTGGCCACCACCATCGGGACCACTCTCCGCCCCGCCGGTGTCGCCGCCACCTACGTTGCCGCCCTCGGTGCCGCCAGTGTCAGTGCCGCCGCCGCCAGCTTCACCACCAGCCCCGCTGCCGGTGCTGTCGTCAGCGGCACCGCTGTCGCCGCCGCCGCCGCCATCATCGTCGCCGCCACCACCGCCACCACCGCCGCCGTCGTCATCGCCACCGCCGCCGCCGCCGCCGCCGCCATCATCATCATCGCTGCTGCACAGCCACAACGGCTCCCAATCCCAAGGCCAGAACTTATTCTTCATGGTTCAACTCCTTGAGATACACCAAGTCGGTGAGCTTATAGCCCAGCGACTCAAAAATGTGCCCATGGCTCTGCGCCGCCTTGCAGCGCATGGAGAACACGCTGGCGCCGCGTTCTGCAGCCATCTTCTCGGCAAAGGCGATCATGGCCTTGCCGGCACCTTGGCCGCGGTACTCCGGCATCAGGTAATGGGCGTCGTCGCGCGCCACCTTGGTTTGTTTGTAGTGCAGGTGCGGCTGCAGGAACATAGCCATGTAGCCGACCATCTTGCCAAGACCGATCCGGGCCGTGACCAGGAAAAACTCCCCCTTGTCCTGCGCCTCTATATACTTGGACCAGTCCAGATCTTGCTTGAACACGCGCTTGATGGGCGCGTTCTCGTCGTAGTGGTCGAGCAGCATCCAGCCCGGAATGAGGTTCTGGCTCAGTTGCTCCACGGCAAAGCGAATGTCATCCATCAGATAATCCCCATGGCGCGTCTAAGGTCAGCGTGTTCGGCAGCGTGACTGTCTATCCAGTCTGTGAACTGATCGTCCTGCGACAGATCCACGTCGGACAGGTCGATGCCTGATACCCCGGTATGGTCCCGCAGCGACTGATGCGCGGCCTGGTGCGACTCCAGCCAGGCGCTGGTGACCTTCTTGTCGTCGCTCCAGAGCGCGAAGTTGTAATCCGGAATGAAAATGGGCGGCGTCTTGCCCTGGAAGATCTGCACGAACTGCGCATGCTCCAAGTAGTGCTCGGAGAGCCAAATGGAAAACCCTATTGGGTCCTTCGGTAAAACCGTACTATGGAAAAATATTGCCACGATTCTTCTTCCTTTGATAGGCTTCTGCGCTTTTTTGTAGTTTGCACGTTTGACAATAACGATAACCACCCGTCGTAAAGCGAGTGTTTTCTTCGTCGTAAGGATGCCCGCTTGGACAGTGTTTTTTCAGGCGATGGTGAAGCCCAGTGTCACCACGTCTGATATTTTCAGCGTGGGTTACCGGCTCTAAGTGATCTGGGTTTACGCAGCGCTTGAAACGACAAAGATGATCAAGCTCAAGACCAACAGGAACCGAACCATATTTCCGCTCATACATTCGTTTGTGCGCCAGCGTGCTTCCTAAACGACCATAGCCGTCCGCACGTATAGATCTTGCCCACGTCCAACACGACTCCTCCGTCATGGCGAACATGGGCTCTGGCACCCACCTTTCCGCAAAGTCTTCGTCGGTCAGTTTTCTAGGCATGTTTCACATTTCAAAAATGATGCAATGAAGGTTAGAGACTTGTGCTGATCCACCTGCGCTACTGCTGCTATATACCAAGTCGATCCAATAAGTCCCGACGGGTTCAACCTTGATAAAATTAATGGCGAACGGAACAGAAAAGTTAGTACTGGAGGCATTGTTTTGCATGCTGCTGACTGGTGAAAGAAGGGTCCCGGTCAAAGCCGCGCCAGCACTCGGTGCGGTCCCGGTGCCGATCGAGGCCCCGAAATTTGTAGTATTACTTACTCCGCTGTTCGAGACTCCGCCCGTGATCGTTATGTTGATGCGGTTGCGGAAAAGAGTAGTTATGTTACAAACATTGCCAATACCCCCCATTATGTTGGTGGTGCTCATGGTTGAAGCGGGAGAGGTTGGGACTGCATCGGTAAACGCACCCGGGGAAGAGCCGCCAGCGCACGCTGTTTGCGAAGCGGCGGTCAACAGACCCTTGGCGTTGACGGTGAAAGTCGCACAGTTGGTGGCCGAGCCAAAGGTGCCGACATTGGAGTTGACGGTGGCGAGCACCGGGCTCGGATAGGTGCCGGTCAGATCGCCGGTAGCGGACCCAAGATTGGTCGCCGCCGCCCCGACCGCCATGCCGGGATTGGGGTAAGTGCCGCTGAGCACGCCGCCGGCCGCTCCGGTAGGAGGCCCGCCGCCGCCGCCCGCACAGGCCGCCTGCGAAGCGGCGGTTATCAGGCCCTTGCCGTTGACCGTGAAGGTCGGGCATTGGGTAGTTGAGCCGAAGGTGCCGGTATTGGAGTTGACGGTCGCCAGCAGCGGTCCCGGATAGGTGCCCGTAAGATCACCGCTGGCCGCACCGAGATTGGTGGCTGCCGCACCTACCGCCAAGCTCGGGCTGGGATAGCTTCCGGCCAGAGCGCCGCCAGCTGCCCCAAGGTTCGTTGCCGCTGCGCCGACCGCCATGCCGGGATTCGGGTAGGTGCCAGCCAATACGCCACCGGCCGGCCCGGACGGAGTCCCACCGCCCCCGCTAGTGCCGCACGGAGCGCCAGCATCGGAAATTTGTGTCGCACTGAAAAACTGGGTGCAATCCCCTGCCGTCACCGGACCATTGATGGTGACGCCACCGCCACCAGCGCACGCCACTTGCGACGCCGCCGTCAGCAGGCCCTTGCCGTTGACGGTAAAAACTGAGCACTGCGTGGCCGAGCCAAAGGTACCGACGTTGGCGTTGACGGTCGCCAGCAGCGGACTGGGATAGGTGCCGGTCAAATCGCCCCCGGCAGCACCTAAATTGGTGGCTGCCGCGCCTATCGCCATTCCGGGACTGGGATAGGTGCCAGTCAGCACACCGCCGGCCGCACCGAGATTTGTTGCTGCCGCTCCAACCGCCATGCCCGGGCTCGGATAAGATCCGGTCAGCACACCTCCAGCCGAGCCCAAGTTGGTCGCCGCCGCTCCGACCGCCATGCCGGGATTGGGATAGGTACCGCTAAGCACGCCGCCGGCCGGACCAGTCGGTGCTCCACCGCCGCCGGCACATGCCGTCTGCGACGCCGCCGTCAGCAAGCCGCTGGCATTGACCGTAAAGGTCGGGCATTGCGTGGACGACCCGAAGGTTCCGACATTGGAGTTGACGACCGCCAGGGTGGGATTGGGATAGGTGCCGGCCAGCGCGCCGCCCGCGGGACCGGTAGGGGCCCCGCCGCCACCGCCCGCGCATGCCACTTGCGACGCCGCCGTCAGCAGGCCTTTGGCATTGACGGTGAAGATCGAGCATTGCGTGGACGAACCGAAGGTGCCGACATTGGAATTGACGGTCGCCAGCAGCGGTCCTGGATATGTCCCGGTCAAATCGCCGCTCGCCGGCCCAACCGGCGTGCTGCCGCCGCCGAGGCCGCAGGGCCCTCCGGCATCCTTCAGCTGCAGGCCAGAAGCAAACTGCGTGCAGTTGCCCGGGGTGACGGTGCCGATAACCGACACTCCAGACGACTGCTGCGACTGGGCCACGCCCAGCAGGCACAGCAGCGCCAACAGCACAGCGAGAGGCCAGTACTTCATTGGAAATACTCCCAGCAGGTGATGGGATTGCTGCCGCCTGAGGCGGCGATGGCGTTCATCCCGTTGGTAAAGTGCGGCAGGCCGGAGCCGCCGAAGATCAGTCCCTGCTGCGGCTGCACGGCGATTGAGCCGGCGCCGCCGACGCTGGCCGCGAGCGGCAAGCCGTTGTTGGTGGTGATCGGGCATATCCATAGCACCACCGCGCCGGGGTTGAATACATAAAGACCCGAGCGCGAGAGATTGAGCGGCACCACCAGGACGCTGACGGTGCCGACGCTGACCGAGACGGTCGCCTGCGGGCTCGGATAGGTACCGGCCATGGTTGGCTCCTATGCGCTCATTTTCGACGCAAGCACAGCGCGATCCTGATATTCCAATACCAGCGCCGTGATGATCAGTCCCTGCGAGGCCCCGGTGGTGCCGCCGCCGCCGACCTGGCCGGCAAACGTGCCGGTCAGGGTCAGCCCGAGGAACACGCCGGAGCCCTCGAGCTGCACCCGCTGATACAAGAATCCGGTCGCCGCCCAGGCGACGGGCTGCAGCGAATTGTTCTGCCACTGGATGACCTGGCCGGCGTTGTTCTGCCAGATGATCTGGTTGCCGGTCAGGAACTGGAACGGAATGCCGGGATTGAGGTTCTCGCTGTCGCAGGTGCCGTACATGGTGGTGAGCGAGCCGGTGGAGAGCGCCACCGCGCCCACCAGGGCCTTCTTGCCGATTTGAATCTCCTGGTTCGGCGACAGCGAGGTGCGCAGGATGATGGGGATCGGCACCACCGACTGGAAGATCTGGCTAATGTCAGAGCCGGATGAACTAAATGTCTCTATGATGCCGCCGATCGGCGCCGAGCAGATGGTCAGCATGCTGCTGCCCTGGTTGGCGACAAACCAGCGGTTTTTGTAGAAGCACAAGATGAGCGAGCGGGTAAAGCCGGCGGCGGCATCCTTGTAGCGCACCAGCAACAGGAAGGTATGCAATGATGTGTGCAGATCGTTCACCGCCGCCTGCATTGGCTGCGAGTAGTCCACCGAAGCAAATATCCCATCCATCTGATCGGAGATTTTCTCCACCGACGCTCCAAGTATGGCGTAGACCCCGACCTTATTGGCAAACAGGATCAATCTATTATAGCTGGCTATCGCCCGAGGAAATGGCGTACCTTGATCAGATGATAAGGTGACGATGTTGAAGATGGTAATCGAGGCGCTGACCGTGATGGTGCCGATCGACTTGATCGAGTTATCGCCGAAGATGTAGAGGAAGTTGTTGAGCGCGCGCAGTGCAGTGATGCTATGCACCAGGTCGTCGTCGTTCAGGGTTGTTGAGCCCGCAGCATTCGCCGGCGCGCCATCGTCGAAGCCTTTTGTGCCCGTCCAAGTGAGGAAGCGCGTGCCCGCCAGCCAGACACGGCCGGCATAGATGCAGAGCGTAGTGACCGGGACCCCAAAGCTTGGCCAGACGATAGCGCTTGCAGCAGCCGAGCCGCTGCCGAAAGTGACAGTGAGGGTGTCCCCCGGCTTGTAGCCGGTCCCGGCGGCATCGAGAACAATTCCCGTGACCACTCCGCCGGTGAGAACGCTGTGGGCTGTGGCGCCGGAGCCCGATCCACCGCTGATGGTGACGGACGGGGGAGATGCATAGCCGGAGCCTCCACTGGTGATGGTGAACTTGGGCGACACGCCACCGCCCTGCACGAACGCATTACCGTCCCAGGTGCAGTAGCCGGCGATCGGGTCGGCGATCAATATGCGCTGCGACGACCACACCGTCATGTCCGGGGTGGGCGAGAAGGTGCCGGCGAGCGCAAACTTGGCGCTGACGCCGGTCAAGGCATTGACCTGGTAGGCGGCGCCGGACTGGCAGAAGTTGATAATGTAGTCGGTGTTGACGCCGCCGGGGGGAGTGAAGTTGGCGAAGTACTGCGAGCTTATGCTCTCGCCCGCCAGCAACTGGATGGGCGAGGCCGGGCCGTTGCAGCACACCAATTGATTGGGGCCGACGATCTGCAGGTTCTCGCACCAGGCCAGCCGCGTCGGCGGCAGCGCCTCGCGCGCCGACTGCGTGTCCATGGTTTCGAAGCCGGAGAACACCATGAACTTCTTGGTCGCGGTCTGCAGGTCGGTGATACCGGGCATCAGTACCCCCGCTGCACGCGCCGCCAGACGTTCTGGTAGATGTTGGGCCGCCGTGGCGCAAAGCGGCTGGCCCCGAGCTTGGTCTTCCAGCCTTCGTAGGTCTTCTGATAATAGTCCGCCTGGGCGAAATTCTGCGCCTTGAGCAGCGCCTTGTAGGCGGCCCAGAACTGCACGCAGGTCGAGTACGGCGACAGGATCTGGCTGTCGCTATCGGTGGCGTTGACCAGCGGGAACGGCTCGACAAAGGCGTCTATCTCCAGCGGGTAGTTCTGGTCGACCAGTGCCGGATAGAGATAGAACAGGTTCTGCTCGTTGTATCCGCTCCACATCCCCGGGCGACCGGCGCTGGTGGCATTGGCGCGGAAGATGGCGTTGAACTTGCCGAACGGCGACCACATCAGCATGGTGCGCTGATTGCCGTAGAGGGCCGAGACCGTATAAATGTCCAGCACGTTGAGCATCGCGACGGCAACGGCGGTGGCGGCGCCGGAGCCGAAGCTGACCGGCGGGACCGAGGTATAACCCAGGCCCCAGTTGGTCATGGCGACCTGCTGCACGAACAGGTTGGGGGCGGTGCCGCCCATGATGGCGGTGCCGGTGGCCTGGATGCCGCCAATGGGCGGTGGACCGAAGGTAACGCTGGGAGCGGTGGCGTAGATCCCGCCGGCGGTGATCTTGGCGCCGCCGACACCGGAGGTGATCGGGTAAGCCTCCTGGTTGACGATCGTGCTCAGGTTGGCGAGGTATTGGCGCACGCACCAAAAGTCGCGCGCCACCAGCGCCCTGGCCTCGTTGATCCAGACCGTCAGTTCAGCGGTGGTGTAATCGATGCTGGAAGTGTCGTGCACCAGCTCCTGCACCTGCAGAATGTAATCGGACAGGAGCATGGGGCATTTTACGGTGCGGCGCGCGCCGCCTCTCGTTCATCGACAGCGTCCATCAGCCGGTTCGGTTTTGGAGCGCGCTCTTTCTTCACCGGCACCCCATCTGGGTCCACCTCCACCGGCACCATGCGGTAGCGGATGGGCTGGAACACCAGCGCAGCGTAGAACAGTTCGGCGCGGCCCTTTTCCATCATGTCCGGGGTGTTCCAGCCGAAGCGTTTTATCACGTAGTTTTTCATTGCCTCAGTTTTCACCTCACGGTGCCAGCCGAAAATGTGGTAGGCGGCGTCGATCGGGATCGACAGCGCCTTGCCATCTTTCTCAAAGATGTACGGCACGCCGTCGAAGCGGTCAGAAATGGTAAAATCGTTGTTGTTGATCACCCGGATGGCCATAATTTCGGGTTCCAGGTCGTCATTTTCGGCGGCCATGCCTGCTCCTTGTGGTCGAATCCGTGTTTTCGTCGGTCGCCTCCTCCTCTGGCGGCGCCTCCTCGACGACTGCTGGCGCCGTAAAGGTAAAATTCACCGGGTTGGAGCTGTTTGCACCATTGCGCACCGTCACCGGCACGGTGGCGGGGGCGAACAATGACGGCTTTACGATCGTGGTCACCTCGGTATCGGACACGAAAGTGGTCGGCTCGGAGACAGAACCGAACACGATGACGCAGTCGGCGGTAAAGTCGGTGCCATCGCAGGACAGCGTAAAGTCTGGATTGCCGGAAACCGCTGTGTCCGGCGTCAGCGCCGACAGCACCGGCATCGGATGGTCCTTCATATACACATTGAGCGTCTGCACCATGGCCAGGAAGATGGCGGCGTCGACATGCGCGGGGGTGGTGCGGGGCGCGGTTTCATAGGCGTCGCGGCGCGCCTGCGCCAACTGGTCGAGCAGCTCCGTGTAAGTGGACCAGTCCATCAGGGGGCGCCTTTATTCATTTTGGAGGCCATTTATTCATTTTGGAGGCCATTTATTCATTGATGAAGGCCTGGATGATCGAGGTGTCGGTGGCGGCGGCAGCGCCCAGGACGGCGGTGGCGGCCGCGGTGCCAAGCGAGGTGCCGCCGAAGGTAATGGCGGGGGCCGCCGCATAGGCCGAGCCGGCTTCGGTGATCACGATGCCGGTCAGGGTGCCGGATCCGGTGAGCGCCCCGGAGGTGACCAGCGCGCCGGAGGAGAACGGGAAGGCGCCTTGCAGGCCCTGCATGAAGTTCTGCGGGATGTAGGCGGCCGAGCCGCCCCCCGGGCCGATGGCGATGAGGCCGGGCGGGAAGTTGGGTGCCACCGGCGTTGGCGGATTGGGGATCACGCCGGGGATGGCGGGCGCGCCCGGATAATCCAGGAACTGCGGGATCACATAGAAGTTGGGCGGCGTGGTGTAGCCGGCGCCGGCATTGACCAGGGTGACGGTATTAAGCGCCCCGCCGGCCGTGATGGTGGCAATGGCGGTGGCCTGGATGCCGCCGGCCGGGGGCGGATCGATCAGAATCAAAGGAATGGCCTGGAACGCCGATCCGGCCTGGGTGACGGTCGGTGCCGCCAGCGCGCCACCGACAATGACATAGCCCTTGGCGGTCAGGCCGGCGCCGGCCGCGAACGCCACCGTGGATCCGGTCTGGGTCGGGCCGATGCCGTTGACGCCGCCGGAGCCGGCGGTGCCGACGGTGATGCTCGTTACCGCGCCCGACACATTGATCAGGCGGCTGTTGTAGCCGTCGCACGAGACCGTGAAGGCGTGGTCCGCGGCCGCCAATGTGCCGCGCCATGACCAGGCGATCGGGTCCCACCATTGCAGCGCGGTCACCGGCCCCAAGGTCATCCAGTACTGGCCGGGCGGAATGTAGAAATACGCACCGGCACCGAGCGCGACCGGGAACGAGCCGGCGGGGTTGAATGGAAACGCGCCACCTATTCTCATCTGAACCCCCTAGATCGGCAGGAATGCGATGTTGTCGAACTTGCCGTGCGCCTTGCATTTCACGTCGACCATCTCCAGCAGGGTCAGCAAGGCTCCAATGTAACCAAACTGATTATTGGAAAGGGTGCTCTCGAAACCGGTGAAATAGAAGCTTGCACGTTCATGCACGTAAAGTGAGAGATAATCCGTATTGAGGAGGTACAGCGTACCCTCGGGGCAGTAAGGATCGGGATAGAATGGAACACCGGCAACGTCGAGGGCGCGGAACAGGGCTTCGACCTTGCCTTCGCCGAAGCCGCCGCTCGGGGTGACGACATAGCGTTCATTGGGAGTAAAGTCCTGTGCCAGGTTGGTCCAGGTGCCGAAGCCCATCAGCCCCATCTTCGGAATCTCGCCGGTGACCTTGGTCACTTGTGCGATATACTGCAGCATCAGGTTGCGGGTGGGGGTGACCGGAGAACCATTATGGACGTAGGTGCTCTTCCAGAACTGATTGTTTGGTCGATTGATGCCACCATAGTTGGCAGAGAAGGTACCATCATCAACCGCTGCCGGAAGACCGACCATGGACTGCAGGTTGGTGATGTTGTTGTACATGTCACTGGAGAAGCGATCAAGCGTGACATTGGTCGCATCATTCATGCGTGCCTCGATCAGCGGCACGACCGAGTAGTCGAGCTGGACCAGGCCCTCAAAACCGAGGAATGGGATGGCTGTGAGATAACCCTTGAGGTTAAACTCAGCGTTCTGCAGCCCGGGAGTGGTGCCGGGCTGGTTGAATGAGCCGTCGTAACCGACATTCTGAATAGTCACCATGGGGTTGCCCTGCAGGGGCACAGTGATGGGCGACAGGCCGCCGGAGGCCACCTGCGCATGCGACAGCATGGCGGCCATCCACGGGGTGCTTTTCCACAGCTGCACGAAAACTTTCGGCAGGAATGCCCGGCGCGTTACTGCGGCCAGTTCTGCTGCTATCGCGCCCTGCGCTGGGATAATGCCTTGACCAAATGTTGGCACGGTTATCTCCTGTCAATCAGCGCGGCCTGCCGCGAAACTCGTCGATCATTGAATAGGCCATATCGCTGGCGGCCTTGTCGGGATTGGAGAGCAGCCCCGGAATATCGGGAAACTCCCAGTACTGGCCGTGGCGCGCCGGCTTCTGGCTGCCGGTCGACGTGCTCACCGGGCCGTTGTCGGCGGCGTAGAGCTTGGCGGCGTCCTCCAGGTCGAGATGCGGGTATTTCTTCAGCACCCCCTCCTCGATCTGCTTGACCACGTCCTCGCCGTGGCTCTCGACCAGCTTCTTGCGCTGGCCGGCGCGGCGGTTCTGGTAGCGCTGCTGCTGCTCGGCGCGCTTGTCGTTCTCGAACTTGGCGTTAAGCTCGCGCTTGAGGTTGTCGATCGACACGTCGGCCGGCAGCCGGTAGCTCGGATCAATCTCCTTGATGAGACCGAGCGTCTGGGCGCGGGTCTTGGGATTGCCGGCCAGGCGATGCAAGAGCTGGCCCATGGCGGCGGCGGTCTGCGGGTGCATCTCGGCCATCATTTGCCTCCCTTCCAGGGCAGCTTCATCTTCTCGCCGCCGCGCTGCACCAGCGCCACGCCCGGATAGTCGGGTGGATTGGCGTAGCGCTTGGCGTCAAACGAGGGATTGAAGGGCGCGATCCAGTCGCGCCCCGGCGCCAGCGAGTGCACGCCATTCGAGGTGTCGGCCAATGACTTGTTGCTGGCGCCGGCCTCGAACGGCGAGGAGGTTTCAAATACCTTGGCGTTGCGTTCGTTGCGTTTCACCATGGTCAGACCGGCTTTCCTTTGCGCACAAGGTCGCCTTTCTCCAGCGCCATCGGGCGGTCGCTCTCCGGCACCTTGGAGGCGCTGGAGAAGCCGCCGAGCTGCGGATAGGACGACACATTCTGGAACATGCCGTTCTTCTTCTTCCTGTCTTCCATCTTGCCGGCACTGACTTTCGGCCGAAGATAGTTGTTCTCAGCCATCACATACCTCCTGCTGGCGCGCCCATCGGGCCGCCCATTCCACCGCCTTGACCGCCGCCCATGCCGGGCATTGGCGAGGGGCCGCCGAGCGCTATCCCCGGCGGCGGCATGTTGTGACCTTGCAGACCGGAGCCGGGCTTGGCCGCGGCGCCGATGCGCTGCGCCGCCGCTGCGGTCAGGTCGTCGGTGTCGCTCTTGCCGAAGTTGGCCTCCAGCGCCATGACCGAGCGCAGCAGCGCCTGCCGGCGCTTGTCGCCGACCGGGAACACGTTGGCGCTTTTCATCAGGATGGGGATGGTGGACTTAATGTCGGCGATCGCGGCCGCTTCATTGCCGGCACCGCCGCCGGGCGACATTGCGGGCGTGGCGCCGGGGCCGGCGGGGCCGCCGAACGGGGACTTGGGCAAGGGTTTGCCGGGCGGCATGGGGCCGCCCATGGTCATAGGGGGCGTGCTTCCGGGCAAGGGCATGTATGGCGCTTACCACCGAAGCCACAATATGCGGTAGTCCCGGCTGGGGCCCAAATAGCAAAGCCCCCGGCAGCCAGTCGCATGCCGGGGGCTTCTAATTCAAACGGTCTACCGACGACCGCGACGGTGCCGACGCCTGCGCGCCATGTCTGCTCTCCCTGTTGTTGCCCAGCAAATCGCTGGTGTTAAGGATGCGTCAGCAGGCTAGGGCGATTTTAGATCAGGAAATAGCCCCACCTAAGCCGCCTTCGGGTGCTGCGGCTTAGCGGGCGGATGGCCGGCCTTGCGGTCGGCCTCGGCCTGCTGCTGCTCGGCAGCCACCCGCTTGCGCAGCCGGTGGATGATGGCGTCCGCATTGGGCGGATTGAGCATGCGCACCAGCATCTCGCGGTCGATGGCCTGGCTCTTGAACAGCCCGGCGGCCTGCTCCTTGCTCTCATCGGCGAACAGCGGCGAGTGCGAGTGGCCGGCCACGCGGATCTTCAGGTCCGGGTCAGCGACCTGGCTCGGCACCAGTGTCTGGCCCTTGTCGGTGCGCATGCGCTTGATGGAATTGCGCTGGATGAGCTTGATGCCCTTCTCGGCGCATTGCACCAGCGGCTGCTCGAGGCCCACCGCCACCTTGCGGATGCGGCCGGAGCCGGTCATGGCCATGTGCTTGGCCTGCTTTTCCCCGCGCACGCCCTCGGCGCCGCGCCCCATGATGGTTTCGGTGAGCCCCGATGCCTCCAGGAAAATTGCTCCTATCTCCCTAAACTCATTGAACAGGTCCTGATTGACCGGTGGGCGCAGCAATTCCAGCTTGGCCCCCGGCACCATGTCGTAGACCCAGGATCCGGGCCCGCCCAGGGTGTCCACCTTCTCGTCGGAGAGGCCGGAGAACCCTGTGGCCACCCGGGTGGGGTCAACATTCTGCTCTAAAAGGTCGGCGATCTGCTGCAAGCGCTCGTTGGTCCAGATCTGCAGCGGGATGAGAATGTCGGAATGGGCCTTGCCCCAGAAAAAGTCCGGCCGCCGGTACGGGATGACCGGCACGAACGGATGCTCCTGCTCGATGCCGAAGATGTTGCTCTCGCCCTGGTACAATTTGCTGGCGCGTTCCTCGTCGGCCTTGCGCATGGCGGATATGGTCTCACGCGAATCGGCCAAGACGCCGTCGACGCCGTCACACTTGGTGAAAATCGCATAATCCTCGCAGGTATCGTCCCACACCCAAACCTCGTGGAAGCGCACCATGGGGTTTTCCGACTGCGGCTCATAGGTCGGGCGCGGCTGAAATTCGGTTGAGGCGCGTCCCATCATGGCGCCGCCGATATTGGGGCCGCCGGTGGCGTCGATGATGAGATTGGAGAGGATGGGCGGCAGGTCCTCCGCGTAGCGACCTGGGTATTGCTGCATTTTCTTGATCTCGGCCCCCTTGCCGGCGCGCAACAGGCGCAGCACCGCATTGTCCCAGTTCAAACAATAGGTGTGGATGAAGGCTTCTTGGCTGTCCAGATCCGGCTCCGACTCGTCATAGACGGAAAAGTCCCCCGGCAGGATGATCTTGCCGAACAGATCATTGCGCGAATCATTCCATCCCAGTTTCAGAAACACCGAATCCAATGTGAGCGACCAGTAGACGGCTTCCGAGAACATGTAGGCGAGGCCGCAGTCGCGAAACGAGTCGTTCCATTCGTCTTCAAGAGCTTCCACTTGAGAAATAATACCATCCTCCGCATTGCGCGGGGCGGCGATATTGAAGCGGCAATGGTCGGCGGCATAGAGGAAGCTGGTCACCAGATCCAGATGCGCCTCCAGGCGATTGTACTTCACTTCGATGGTGTAATCGTTGGTGCCGTAGTCGAGGAATCTGCGGCGCTGGGTATAGAGCAGATCGCGATCGCGGCTTGACTGCTGGCAGATCCTGACAATCTGGTCGATGGTATCGTCGCGCTTCTTGGGAGCCTTGGGAATGATCATTTTGGTATTCCCCCGGGTGGCCGGTGCGAGGCCTCGAACTTGCCGCCGACGCCAATGCCCTTGCCGCCGACCTTGGTGATGCCGGCACGGGCGCCGATCGGGGCCGACACCTTGGAGTAGACGCCGGTGGGGCCGCAATAGCACTGCTCGATGGCGCCCGAGGGGCCGACCGGCACGTCCAGCGCAAAACCGGGGAGCGGCGAAGCCGGGGCGAAGTGCTGAGTCTTGCCCGGCGTCACGGTTGGGTTCACCTGCGGGGCCATGCGCTCGTGCATGCGCGGCGAGTTGAAGTTCTTGTCACCGTATTGCTTCTGCATCTGAGCAACCGTGCGATCGGCCTTTTGGGTGGCTGCGGAACGGATCGCCACGGGCTTGGGAACCCACCGGACATGTAGACCGCCACACCGTGGACACGGAGGGTGGTCCGCGTCGGCCATCGTGTATTCATGGACACACCATTTATTGAGACACAGCCAAGACTTTACAATCATCTTCACACTCTCTCATTCGAATCTGCCGCGCCGCAACTTATTGTCTGCCTGGTCACAGGTTTCTTCCACGCCGATGAACTTGGTGTCGGTGGTGAACACGATGCAATGCACCGTCTTCGGCATGTGGTCGATGCCGCGCGGCGTGCGCAGCGAGACCACCTCGTCCGGGTTGACCTTGATGAGCTGGCCGCCCGGACCAGTAAGCACGATCAGCGTCAGGGCAAACAGCAAATTCATGAAAGTCGGTGATCCTCACGGCCAAAGTTGCCAGACGATCGCTATGATGCCGGACACCAGCACCCACGACAGCAGCACCGCCACCAGCAGATCAAAGAACAAGTACTCCTGCGGCCGCATGGCTAGCACTTCCGCGTCATCTATCATCTGCTGGCACAGCTCTTCTAGCTTGTTCACGCCGGTACTCCCGGTGCTTGGGGCGTTCGAAGCGCGGCAGCGCCTGGAACTTCTCCGGGTGGTTCATTTGCCATTGGTGGCCGACCTTGTGCCAGCGCAGGCCGGCCTCTATGTCGCGGATGGCGGACTGCAGCCGCACGCGGTAGTTCTCGGTCAGGCCCAGTTCGCCGCGCAGGATGTAGTGCAGGTTGCGGCGCGGCACGCCGGCGTAGAGGCATATTTGCGTATAAGGCACGACCCCGTGAAACTCCGGGTCATAGCGGAAGCGGCGGAACCAACGAACAATCTCGTCGCGGTTCATCAGACACTCCCCAAGCCCTTACATTTCGGACAGTACGACCTGCGCAATTGGAAGCGCCAGCCGATGTTGCCGAACGCGGTGATGGTGTCGCGGGTAATGTCGCGGTAGTTCTGCTTGTGCTGATTGTTCTGGCCGCGGCGCAGGAGGCGCGGATTACCGAACGCCATGGCGCCTTCGGGGACGTGGACGATGGGCGAGTCCTCGTGGCAGCGATAGCAGCGGGTTCTTATCGGGGTCAGCACTTGCACCCACTGGTGCGACACGTAGGCGACCGCCTCCTCGACCGGCGAGGCCTCGGTTTCCGGCTTGAAGCGGATGGCATCAGGAACTGACACGCAGGTCTCCCGCTTTCTGGATCACCCCGGCGGCGCGAAGGTAGTTGATGGCGGCCTTCTCGGCAACTCCCGGGCCCTTACCCTCGGCCTCGCGCTGGGCGGCCTCATAGGTGATGCCGTTGGCCTGCAGCTTGCGCTGCAGCCAGCGCCGCCAGGCCTCGTGCGCCAGCGCGGCGGCAACGACCCTGTCATCTTTCTTTCCTGGCTCCGCCCCCACCGCGCCGCCATCAATCACGATGGTCTTCATCTCATCGATGAGATAGAGCGAGTAGGTCTTGAAGCGCCCCAGTTCAAAACTGTCCTTGAAGCTCGACAGCATGCTGAACTTGTTGTGGCCGGTGGTTTTCCACTGGAAGGCCAGCGACTGCTGCATCGAGTCGGGGCGCGAGTAGAGGAAGTGCCGCATCATGGTGAACACATAGCGCAGGTCGTACTCGATCTTGCCGTCGGGGGTGCGGTCGATCATCTGCGCGGCTTCGCTGCGCAGCTTGTTCATCTCGTTGAACACGGCTTCGCCGGGTCCGGTTATCTCCAGGTTCACCATGCAGTTCCGATAGTAACCCGCAAGGTGACAGAGCGCCCAAGCGCATTGGTAGGTGCTGATAAGCGGAGTAACAAATTCTGCGACCTGGACAAGTCGATCCGCATAGCATCTGCATACATTGATAACGCTTCGATCAGCTTCTTCTCCGCTGCCATACGCCGGATCGCAGCCGATGGCGTAGTGTCCGCTGGCATCAGCTTCCTCCCACACCTTTAATTCCGAGCGCGGGTTGCGCATGGCGATGACCGCCGTGTCGCGCCAGGTGTCGCCCATCTGGTACTTGAACGGCATGAACTTGACGTTGCGGGCGTTCTTTGCCGCCTCGGTCAGGTGCAAGGAGGAGAAGAACTGCGTCCCTGTCGCCACGAACGCATCATCCTCCAGCCACGGGAACATCTCGTCCATCTTGTTCTGGTCGCCGCCGTTCTCGGTATCAAGCTTCCACCTGTACCAGGCGATCTGGTTGTGGTTGACGGTGATGCCGTGGCGTTTGTACACTTCGTTGACGCGGCGGCGCTCCAGCATTGTCAATGGCGACTGGTGGCCGCGCGACATGAACATGGTAAATCGCTCATCCTCATCGTGGAAAGCATAGTCGTCATGCCGCCACCAGCCGACGAAGATGCAGCAGATTGTTGGATCGTCCTTACCCTCGCGCCACCGTTCCTCCCAGAAGTTGAAACCGTTTGCCGTCGTTTCTTCGATCTTCAGCCGGTGCGGATAGTGTGTGGACATTGTGGCCGACAGTTCATTCAGGTCGTCGGGCGAGCCCCAGAAGGCTACCTCCGTGGCATGGATAAAGTTATTCGCCGACGAGCGGCCAAGGCCGCCCTTGACTTTCTCTTTGATCCCCGCAACCAGGTACTGCAGCAGTGAGCCGTTCTTGAGCACGATCATGTCGCGGTTTTCGGCGTCCCATTTGATCTTGTGGGTCTTCGGCAGGCCGGTGAAGAAGATCTTGATGGTGTTGCGGAACAAGGCCTTGGCCTGATCTGTATGGGTGACGAAGGCGCCGAGCAGGCCGTCGTGCTCGAAAGCCCAGAACAGATCGAGCGCAATAAAGAAGGTCGTCATGCCTAATTGGCGAGCCTTGAGTATCAGAAACGTGGTGACGCCTCTGTCAGTGGCGGCGCAGATCTGATCGAGCACGAATGTCTGCGTGCCGAGCAATTGCATCGGCACCATGCCGTAGTCCTTGGTCTGGATGCGCAGCTTGGCGCAAAAGTCGAGGAAGCGATCGCGCGGGAACGGGGCGACCTTCTCCGGCGGGCCCCTGCGGATCACGACTCTTCATCCTGCAGCGGGCGGCAAAACTCCTCGCAGACGTTCTGGATCGCCTCCGCCAGCTCCTGCACCTCAATCTCGTCCGAGTATTGAATATCGTCGAGGAAGTGCCGAGCCAACTCCAGGCACAGCGGGTCAACCGGCTTTGTCATCTTCCGCCTCCCGCATCGCCATGTAGGTCAGGCCGAGGGTGTAGAATAATTGGCGCTCGTTCTTCAGGTCGAAGGCGATGCTGACGCCGGACTCGCGTGCCGGCCAGTGCAGGCGGGCGAGGCGCATAAACTCGGCAATGCCGGCGTCGACCACGTGCTTGGGCGGCAGCAGCACCGCCTCCGGCTCGCCGGGGGCGGCCGCGGCCGTTTCTTCCTCGGCGTCAGGGATGGTGAGCGGGCCCTTGCGCATGTTGCACCAGACGGCTGTGAACAGCCTTATGCTACTTGACCGTAGTGACGCCGATGTGGACGCCGGCCAGCAGGTTGAGCAGTGGGATGATGACATAAAAGATGACGATGGCCACCACCACGATGATGAGCACGACGTTGATGACCTGGGCGAAGATCGGCTCCATCGGCACCAGGGCGATGAGCTGGCGCGCGGCCCAGAAGATGAAGCCGGCGATCAAGAGCGCGACGATGACCTGGACCAGGAGCGGCAGCATGGCGGACACATTATAGCTATGTTGGCGATACTACAAGCCGGTAGCGAAATACCGTGCTCATGCCGCCAGCTTCTCCAGCGCCTTGGCGATGCGCTGCAGGGCGGTCAGCACCTCGGTCAGCACATTGAATATCGCCGCCAGCTCATCGGGCGGCTCGCCCACCGGCTCGGTCATTTGCCATCTCCGTTCCATAGCTTGTGCAGGTTCGGCCACTTCTCCAGGCTCTTCTGGTCTGCCAGGTTAGCACATTCTATCAGCCGCAGCGCGTTGGTGACGGCCGCATTGTGCCAGCCGAACTTGTTGAACCGGTACTCAAGGAAGCAATCGCCCTCGCCGATCTTCACTTCCTCCAGGGTCTTCGGCCGCTCGATGAGGTGGAACAGATAGGCCAATTCCTCCGCTTCCTTGCCGAACTTGCAAGCAACGTCGGCGCGATTGCTGTCGCTCGGTTGCAGCAGCACTTTGCTGAAAGCGTTGGTGCCGTAGATCGAATGCAGGCCGGCAGCCAGGACAGGAACGCCTACTCCGTTCCTGTCCTGCAACAACTGATGGCAGCGCATCAGGTGATCGTGCAGCGAGCCGGTCGAGTGGGCGATGGCAATGGCGCCGCACTGGCGCAGCCACTCCGACTGGTGCTCGAACATCTGTGATCGGCGCGGCCGCGCCTTGTACATCAAGGTAGTGCGCAGCTCGGTACACTTCCTGCTCACCGCCCTGGCCGCATGCAGCATGTTGGAGGGCAGGATGACAACTCTGTTTGCCCGCGGCAGGTACGACCAGTAAGTCTTGCCATCGGTGCAAACGGTCTCGCCGGCCCAGTCCAATGGCCACTCGTCGCAGATGTAGATGATGACGGTCAGGTCGCCATCTCTGTCACTATCCGTATGAAAATATCCATCCGTCCCATAGGTGTAGCCGTTGGCGTAGCAGCGCACCAGCTTCATGTCCTTACATTGATTGCTGCGCAGAAAATTCCAGCCAGCAAACAAACCAGGATCGTGTCCATGCAGGCGAACACAGGCAATCTCCTGGTATAAATCCGCCAGATTATAGGTCGAGTCGTGCAGCGGCTTCCAGGCCCAGTGGCCGTGCGGATCGGTGTTGCGGTTGGACTTGGAGCCGTAGGTCATCGGCACCGCGCGCACGGTCGCGCGCAGCCGCTCGTACAGCTCGGCCGGGAAGAAGTTGTCCAACAGCAGGGGATTCATTGCGTCAGACCGCGCATGATCGCCCGACCGATCATTTCCGGGATTTGCGGGACGACAGCATTGCCGAGGGACCGCAATCGGTCCACCCGAGCGGTAACCCCATGAGCCACTCGACCCACGTCGGGTTCAGCGAGCCAGTGACCACATTCACCCCATGCGATTGCAAGCCGTCGCGACGGTTGGCTGTCGGCGTCGGCCACATTTTGGCTTCGCGAGCCAGGCAACGGCTGCCCTTCTTCAAAACTGAGGCTTCCGATCTCGCCCCTTTCGCATCGTGAGCCTGCGGCGTCGGCCACAAGCCATGCTTCGCCATCGTTTGCAGGGGAGCGCGCACTGGACCTGTACGCCCCATCCCGCCGCCCTGGTTCGTCCCGCATGCTGTTGCTGAAGGGGTAGGCAATGATCCAGATGCGGTCGCGGCGGTGAGGAGCGCCAATGGCGGCAGCCGGTATGCAATGCCATTCCGCATCATACCCGAGCGCGGCCAGGTCTCCGAGAACACGTTCAAGGCCCCGTCCAAGCAAAGCTGCGACGTTCTCCACGATGACGTATCGGGGTCGAACCTCGCCAATAATTCGGGCGTACTCGCTCCATAGTCCTGAGCGAGAGCCTTCAATGCCCGCGCCCTTTCCTGCGACGGAGATGTCCTGGCAGGAGAAGCCGCCGCAGATGACATCGATATTGCGCGTTCCATCTGCGGCAAGTCGAGCGGCAGTGAGAGTTGTGATGTCGTCGTAACAAGGAACGCCCGGCCAGTGCTTGGCGAGGACGCGACGGCAGAAGGGGTCGATCTCGCAGAAGGCGACAGTGCGCATGCCGGCTCGCTCAAGTCCGAGGCTGAAGCCGCCGATGCCGCTGAAAAGATCAAGGACATTCATTGCTTTCCTTTCGAGAAAGGCCCCGGCGTTGGCTCCTGGGTTAAACAAGTCGCGGCGCGCCCAGGAACCTTGGGACCCGACCCGCCGGGGGAGCCGGGCGAAAGGGCGCCGCCGCTCAGGCTTATCTCGCTCGCTCGCGCTTGTCGACCGGCCAGTATCGCGCGAGAATCTTCTGTTCATTCGGCCCGATCAGCTTGCGCACGGTATCGAGCCAGTGAGCGATAAATTGCTCGCGCAGCGCGTCGGTCTCGGCCGCACCGCGCGCGTCGAAATGACCGGCCAGCAGCATGGCGAACAGGTCAGCGAGCGCGGCGCCGATAACTTCCGGCTCCTTGCCGGCGAGAATTGGCCGCACCCACTCGACGATCGAAGCAACAGTATCTTCCGGCCTAGCCATTGCTGCACCTGACCAGTTCATCGGTAAAGTTGCTCGTTGATGAGCATCAAGAAGGTCTGCGACTCGGTATAAATCTGCGCCTCGAGCCGCGGCAGGAAGGCCTTGCGGGTGACAGCGATCATCTCGGCATTCCAGCCGGTGGGGGCATCGACCACAGAATTGACCCACCATGGATTGCGCGCGAACAGGATCGGATCAAGCGCCTTGACCGGCATCAGGCTGCCGGCGCGCACGATCGCGGGTGCCGCGAAGGCCGAGAAGAGGTGGCCGAGGAAGAGCCGGCGACTGTAGGCACTCATTATACATTGTCCTTTGTGGGCTCAAGCTCGTGGTCCATCTCGTCCAGGCAGTCCGCCAGGGCGCGCAACTGCCGCGCCAGATCAACGTTCTGGGTCCCCTGCGCGGTCTCGTACAGAAACACCTGCACCTTCCTGATGGTCAGGGCGTCCATGGCCAACTGCAGGCGCCGCAGCTCGTCCGCCCCTACCACAGCCGCCACCAGCAGCGGCCGCGGTGCAGGTTCTCGTCGATCGTCAGCGCCAGCAAGCCGATCACCCCGCCGCCGACCGCACCCACCACCACCCACAGCAGCACCCAGATGAGAAACCGTTCGCCCTCACTCACCTATTCCTCCAGCCCATGATCGTAGATCAACCCCACCAGCTCGCGCCCACGCGCACTGTCGAGAAACACCAGAGTCCGCAACAGCTCCGCCCGCCGTGGATCGCCAATGTCCTGGATGCGCTTGAGCCGCTGGGCATAGATCCGCATCACCGCCGCCCGCACCCGCTCAGCAGGCGTCGCTCCCTCCGGTGCTGGATTGATCAGCAGCACGTCGCCTCCTTGCGGTAGTTGCGATACTTACGCAACGGCACCGTCAGCGCATCCTCCAGAGACCAACCAAGCTTCAGGCGTTCATACACACGCTGCCCATTGAGACCCAAGCGCTCGGTCAACTCCACCAGCTTTTCGCGCCGGCCGTCAATCTCGACAAAAACCGTACGCCGCAGATTGCGACGCTGCTCCTTGTCAGTCACCCACCGGCAATTACCAGGTTCGTAGTGGCCGTTGACATTGATCCGATCAATCGAATGCTCGGAACTTGGCCGCGGCCCCATGTCGGCCATGAACATCTTGAAACTCCTGCGCCAGCGCGCGCAAAGCTTGATGCCGCGCCCACCATAGTTGGCATAACTCCGATTTTTGGGGTCCTCACAGCGCGCGATCATGCGCTCCCAAATCCGGTAGTCGGCCGTGCCAGCAGCACCGCCAGCCTGATGCCAGCACCGAGGATGTGGATGCTTGCGCAGATGATACCCGCGCATCTCCACCCGCTTGCCACACTCACATCGGCAACCCCAAACCATCTCCCCCCCGGGAGACGATCCAGACATGGCTTCCACCAAAAGACAGCCAAACCGCTGCCCCTCCAGATCAATCAAATTCTGCCCACCAGCCATCCTTCTCGCCTACACTGCCACACCACGCAATGTCAACGATCCAGTAAGCCTGTGGAGGCTGTGTAGAATTTTTGGGGCGGGATGCACCGGGCGGCCTTCTCTCTCTCGGCTGGACCCATTGGCGCGCCCGGCCCTCGCGCGCCCTCCAGGGGCTCCCCTCCCCCCCCTTCCTCTATGTAGCTGAGAGAAGGTATCGGTACCTAACCCCTTGTTATCATTGGAGCCCCTGTATCTAGGCTCTCGATCGGGAAGACCAGGGGAAGATCAGCGACAGAGCATCAGAGGCAGGGAGAAACAGCAGCACCAGGCACTGGAGAACCTAGGAATCTCTACCTATCGGAGGCCTTCTTGTCCTCGTCCATTGGCTCAAGCGGCTGGCGGTGGACATTTCGTCTGGTTGCCTGCGGGCTATCTGCTTACGCTTACCGGAGTGAAGCATGCTGGTTTTCAGCGAGCGACCGGAGCCGCGCGCGAGGCTAGCGGATGATTCTTGGGTGGGCTGGAATGTTATGACCCAAGCCATTGATATGTATGTGAAACTTAGTTGTTGACAGTGATATAAGTTTTCGGCCCAACCGCAACCATGAACGAACAGAGAACAGCGGTTGTGTCCAGGGGTCCTCATTCCCTTTGCTGCGTGCGTTCGTGGTCGAGCCAGGACCCAAGTGACAGCGTGGAAAGGTCCCTGGTCAGCACCTTGCGTTCTTTGGTCATGGTGTCACCCTTGTCACTCGGTTCGCTCGCGCGGATCCAGGGGGCTTGGCTGCCGCTGGGCGCGCCAGTCGCGGATGCGCATCAATTCCGGGGCCTTGGTGCGGATGACCTGATGCACCCATTGGAACGAGGTGCCGAATTGCTCGGCGCACTCGCGCAACGAGTGGCCATCGGCGTAGTAGGCCACGATGGCGGCCTGGCGGTCGCGGCTGTCCCGGCGTTTCTGTAGCCAGCCCATAAGGATGCTTGCATCCGAAAGGGGGGAGATTGCTCTCCCCCCATACATCTCACGCGAGTGCGTCGCCCAACCGGTTGGTGCGACGCCGGCGGCCGAGGCCGTAGAAGATCGCCAGTCCGCCGGCGAACAGCGGCAGGGCGGCGGGGAGCGGAACGGTGGGAACCCCGACCGCGAGGATCTGATCGGTGGGCACCACATCCAGAAGCGCCAAGGTGGCGGCGGGATCGAAGAGGGCGCCACCCGAAGAGGCTTCTGCCGCCAGGGTCACCGACGCCGCAATGTCGGCGACGCCGGCGCTGCTGGTGGAGGAGAAGGTGAGCCCCGGACCATATTCGAGCCGCCAGATCGCCAGCTGCGTGACGCCTGGATTATTGTCCAATGCACCACCGAAATGGTCGATGAGGCTTGCAATCTCAGACACTTGCAGTGCGGAGATGGACGGATTGCCGTTGCCGACGCTGCCGGGGCCGGGGAAGGGAACGATGTTGTAGGTGCCGGTGGGGTTGAGGCCGGTAAGGATATCCACGCACCAGGCGGCGATACTGGTGATGGGCGTGCCCATGAAGGTGCCGGTGCCGGAGAGGGTAATCTCACCGACGGAGGCTTGGAACGGAGTGTTGAGCAAGGTCGGGTCGGTCAGGGTGACGGCGACGCCCGGGTTGACCGAGAATCCCGTATAGGTGAAGTTGTCGGCTTGCGCCGCCCCCATTCCGATGCCAAGGAGGGCGACGGTCGAGAGAAGTAGTTGCCTCATTGTCTTGCCTTTCCTCTTGTTGTGGCGGTGCCGCCGCTCCCCGGTCGCGAATTAGGTTATTTCCTCAGACCTTCCAAGCGCTTGGAGACACGTTCGCGGAACGCCAGTGCTTCTGCGGTGAGCAGGAAGTGATGCTCCAGCGCCGCCTTGACCAAGTCCGCCTCCTTGATCGTGCGCTCCTTAATTTCTCTAATCTCGGCAATGAGTTGGTCAAGCTCATTGGCGGTGTAGCCGGTGCTCTCGTCGATCTTGGCGACGATCGACTCGGCGAGCTTTGAGGCACCGTTGCCGGGCCGTGGCTCGGCCAGCATGTTGTCGGGCGATGGTACGACGGTAAGAACCTTGTCGGTCATTTGTGTTTGCCTTTCGGTTGCGGTTACGGAGCCCGTGGAGGGGCGTCCGGGATAGCGTCCCATTGCTCCTGGCTGAGGTTGAATTTCGCACGCACGGTCTCCGCTGTCTCACTGTGGGCCGCTCTGGAGGGACCATCCTTGAAGGTTCCGTTCTTGAGCGCTGCCACCAACTCATCGAGCGAGTGCCATGCCTGCTTGGGCCGCTCGACCGGTATCCCGTACTTCTTGACCATCGAGAAGTAATCCTGCCCAGGCGGGATGGGCGGCAACGCCCGCGGCCGCGACAGCGGCGGATCGACCAAGGTAGCGGTGGGCGCGAGCCCGGGCCAATCTTGGTCAAACGCCTCCGGGTCGTCTTCCGGGACGGTCATCTCCTTGATCCGGCCCTCGATCAGCATCCACATCGCCTGTGGGTAGCCGCCGAGATGGTACTGGAAGTAGCTCTGCCAGCGCTCGCATGCCGTCGTGCCGCGCTCGATCGTGGGATGCTCCGTTCGTCCCCTGAGCTTGCAGTAAAGCTCGGCCCGCAGGGAATAGTTCGCCAGCGTGATTGGGCCGCGCTTGGCCCAGTTCGGAATCTCGCCGTACTCGCGCTTCTTCATTTTTTGTTTCCTTTCGTGGTGGTGGTTGATCAAGGGCAGCCGCCAAGCGGGCGCGAAACTCCGGCGAGCGCGGATCGAGCGGCTTGGGCGCCGCCGACTGGCCGTCGAGGTGGCGGCCTTGGTTGAGCCAAGTGGCCGGATGCGGAATGAATTTTTCCTCCTTGCGGTCGATGCGCCCGATCGCTGCCACCAATTCTGACCAGGCAATCTCGTCGCAGCGGTGCACATCCTCGATTCGTCGGACAGCCGCTTTCTTGCCGACCTTCCGCGGGTACAGGGCCCAGAACTGGTCCCGGTAGTCGGGCGGCCAATCGTTGAACTTTCTAGCTTTTTCGCCCGTCCTCGACGCAGTCGAGGGAGCGAGCGAAGCGAGCGGTCCGCTTGGGGGGGGAGGGGGTAAGGGGGAGGATAGGGGGTTAGGGGGAAAGGAGGGGGATGGGGGAGGGGGGGTGTCAGCACAGTCAGCGCTGACATGCTGACGCGAACGTTGATTTTGCTTGTTAATCCGGTTTTGCTCGCGGCGGACCATAACCCGCTCTTTCTGCTCGAGGTCGAGCAGACGCACGATCTGATCGGCGGTGAAGCCGGCGGCGCGCAACAGGGCGATGGTGATCATTGGACGCCCCCCGCAGGGCAAAAGGTGGAGGCCGGTAATTCCGTACGGGCGGAAAAAGGGAGCTACCCTCTGTCCCGGCACTGGTCTTATATCCCGGCTTGCATGACCGGCGCAAGACAAGGTTCGCTCAGGGACCAAGGCGCCGTCAAGCCGCCACCTATAGACTTGGGTCATGGACGCTGCCACTATTTCAGACGCGCCCCGGGGCCAAAGCGGACCTGGAAGGTGGGCGGGATCCAGGCGTCCGGCTGCGATTGCACCACCACCGGCGTCGCCACAGTGCGCCCTACCCAAGGCGGTATATCTACCGGCGGTACCACCGTAGGCACCGCAGCTACCGCCCGCGGTACCTCGCGCGACTCCAGCACCAGCTCGTGGGAGGTGTTGTCCACATGCCACGACGCCAGCCGCCCGAGGAACGCCTGCCCGAGCAACGCCTCGCCGCCAGGCATGGCCATGGCGGTGGCGCGCACGTTCTCGATCGTAACGGAGCCCACCCGCAACGACCGCAGCATGAAGGTTTGCCACTGATGCTGCACGCCGTCCGCCATGACGAACGCTTGCACGCCCAGCATGTCGGTGTCGCGGATCGCCCCCAAGCCGCGCAGGCGGACGAACATGTCCAAGGGCAGCAATACGGAGCTGGCGCCGCTGTCGACCATGAAGCTGCCCGTCAGCGCGCCGTCAACCTCGACCGTGACATGCAGGACCCCGTTGCCGGGGGAGAGTTTCACGTGTGCAGATTCCGCCTGCGCCGGCGTCGCAACAAGCAGCAATAACGCTAGGAGATATTTCATGTTTTCCCTTTCGAGGAGGTTGATGTTTCACTTGAAGTTGAGGCGCGCATGTATCTGGCAGTAGGAAGCGCCCGCGTGCGTTGGCGGCGCGCCGCAGAACCGGTAGGGATGCCGCTCCCCGAACGGCCAGCGGCAGGTATTTTGATCCAGATCAAAAATCGTAATCATGCGGCGGCCGGGATCCGGCGGCTTGGAATCCGGCGCCTTGGGCCGCGGCACCGGCTGCTTCTTCACCGTCACCACGGTCGTGCGCGGCGTCGCCTTGCTGCCGCGCCGGTGCCTGTAGCCGCGCAGCCGGTGCGAGCGCCCGATCACCGCATTGGTGCTCCTGCCCATGCGCTCGCCGATCAGCGAGGCCGAATAGCCTTGTTGCTCGAGCCAGGCCAGGTGCTCGTCCTCATCCACGCTCCAGGTGTGGTTGCCGTGCCGGCGCCCGTTCTGGTCGCTCATTTCGCCACCCATCCCCAGAGGAAAAACCCCATGAAGCACGCATACAGCAGCAACCCGAAAACGATCCACTCAAACCATTCACCGCGGGTCATTTTCCACCGCCTGCTTGAGCGGCTTCTTGTGCGCGCGGTCGCGCGCAATCTTGCCCAGCCGCACCAGCACCAGCTTGACCACCATTGCGGCCGGCCCGGGCGGCACCCCGAAGCGCTCCCAGGCGATGTAGGCCTGGCGGCCGACCGGGAAGTGGCGGGTGAACTGGTCCTGCGTCTCGCCCCAGCGTTGGCGCATGGCGCGCAGCCGCTCGCCCAAGGCGCGGTCGCGCGGGGCGCCGTGTTTTGGTGCTGCCATCGGATGCTCCATAAAACTGTTTGTCGTTTGTCGTTTGTCTATTGACACCGGATAGGTGTATCTGTCAATAACAATTCGACGCGGCTAGGGAGACCTGTCCCGCCCCTTCCCGAATAGCCGGCCACTCCCCCCCGGGTTCCCGGCCCGCCGCGTCACTGTTCTTGAAAGCCACGCACCATCATGAACGAGCCTCTAAACTTGGTTGGCCGATACAATCTGGAATAGGTACCATGAAAATTACAGGCCAGCGTGGAAGCTGGAATGCTACATTGGAAACCGGTGAGGTTTTGCCGGTAGTGCACTCCAATCAGGTTGATTGGAAGACTCTCACGTACAAGGAAGGAAACAACACCCACTGGGAAGGGCGGACACATGGTCCGATTGCACGATGGCAGGGCCATTTGAATTTCATCGATCTGAAGAGAAAGGTGATTATTCAAAAGGACAAGGGTCCAACCGATCCGACACGCGTCGGTTATGTAGATGCATTCAACATCGACGATGTTGTGATTGATGGAGATGTAATCACATTTAGATTAATAAGTCGCATCAAGTAGGAAAGCGAACCATCCCATGAGCCTCACCGCAGAACAGATCGCCAAGCGCGAGGGCAAGCTCACCGGATCGCGGGTGGCCGTACTGATGCGCGGCGATGCCGAAGGCATCCTGCAGCTTTACCAGGAGATGATCGGCGAGGCGCAGCCGGAAAACCTCGATGATGTGTGGCCGGTGCAGCTCGGCTCCGCCACCGAGAAGTTGAATCTGGATTGGTGGGAAAAGAAGAACAAGCGACTGTTGAGCAATCGCGGCACCGTCGCAGTGGCGGAGAAATATCCGTGGGCCGCCGCCACCCTGGACGGTTGGGACGAGGAGCTTAAATGCCCGGTCGAGTGCAAGCACGTCGGCGGGCGCGAGCCGCTGGAGATGATCATCGACCGCTACCAGCCGCAGATGCAGTGGCAGATGCTGGTCACCGGCGCGCAGCAATGCGCCCTCTCAGTCATCATGGGCGCCAGCGAGCCCGTGGTGGAATACATCAGCCGCCACCAGCCCTACATCGATCAGATGGTCGACCGCGGGGATTATTTCATGATGTGCGTGGCGCTACGCAAGGAACCGGTCGAGCTGGCCCCGGTGCCGGTGCCGATCGAGCCGACGGCGGAGATAAACATGGCCGGCAACGAGAAGTGGGCGACACAGGCGCAGCGCTGGCTGCAGACCCACGGCGCCGCCGAGGCCGCCAAGGATAGCGAGAAGGTGCTCAAGTCCCTGGTGCCGCCGGAGGCCAAGCGCTGCTTTGGGCATGGGGTGAAGATCAGCCGCGATCGCGCCGGGCGCCTGTCGCTGCGAGAAGGAGAATGAAAATGGCAAATGAAAAAGAGCTGGTCGTTCACGATCCAATCGACCCCATGAACATGATTGCCAATGCCCTGCATGACGGTGCCTCGATCGAGATGATCGACAAGCTAATGGGCCTGCAGGAGCGCTGGGAGGCCAATCAAGCCCGCAAAGCGTTCGAGAAGGCGATGGCCGCGGCCTCGACCGAAATGCCGGCCCTGGTCAAGAACCGCGCGGTCAAGTTCGGCACTACATCCTACAAGCACGAGGACCTGGCCGAGGTGGTGAGCGCCATCGCGCCGGTGCTCGGCAAGCACGGCCTGTCGCACCGGTTCGAGACCACCACCGAGCCGGGACGGATCACGGTCACCTGCATCATCTCGCACGAGCTGGGGCACTCGATCCGCAATGCCCTGTCCGGGCCGGCCGACAACAGCGGCGGCAAGAACGCCATCCAGTCGATCGGCTCGAGCATCACCTACCTGTCGCGCTACGCGCTCAAGGCGGCGCTGGGGCTGGCTGCCGCCCATGATGACGACGGCGCCGGTGCTCCAGACGTGGAGAAGAAGGAGCCTACCGCGAAACCCGACGCCATGAAGCGGTCGCCGCCGCCTCCACCCCCAGAGGCTCCGCCCACCAACCGCCCGCTCAACATCAAGCAAATCATGGCGCTGGAACAGGCGGCACGAGCGGCGGCAGCCAGAGGCAAGAGCGCCTTTGAGCTGTTCTGGCGCGCCCATCCGACCGACCAGGAGCGCGCCATCATCAAAGGGCTGGGAGCCCAATTGGCGGAGCTACGGGACGCTGCCGAGGCCCGCATCATGGCCGAAGCCGCCGCCGAAGCCGCCGCCGAATCAGGCGGCGTTTACGACCCGGAGACCGGCGAGACCGTGGAGCCGCCAACGTGAGGGCGAAGATCGAGAAGATCTATCCCGAGCTCGGCCGCAAGATGAAGGAATTGCGCTCCTGGTCCGGCATGTCGCAACTGGAGACCGCCAAGCGTATGCACATCGGCCGCCCACATCTGGCACTAATGGAAAACGGCCGCCAGCGCATCCACCTGCATACCCTGATGGCCTTCGGCAAGGCGGTAAACATGTCGGTGCGCTATATCCTGGAGGGTATAGTCCCATGATGCGGAGCATCAAGCAAACATGAAGAACGCCATTGGAGCCAAGCAATGCGGGACGTGTCGGTATTTTCACAACCCGCAGAACGGCAACGTCGGGGTCTGCGTCTTCAACCCGCCGACGCCGTTCATCGTCGGCATTACGCCCTCTTCGCCGCTGGTCGACCCGCGCAAGCCGGGGGCGGAGGTGGCGCATATCGTGCGCGGATATTTTCCCCTGGTGGCCAAGGAGGATGGCTGCGCCAAGCATGTGCCCGATGTAGGAGCGTTGAACTAAAATGCAGTCGGCGGGACGGAGGAAGGATGGAAAGTCGGAGGCTCGTAGCAGCCGTTTTCGGCAGAGAGGCGACAAGGCCGCCAACTTCTCTAAAGCTCCAAACCGAAAGCTGGGTGTGCCGGTTCGATCCCAGCAGTGCCTCCCTTAGCTCCGTCCCACCAACTGCATTTCATGCTTCGGTGATGCTCTTGGGGCGCGGCAACTCCTGCAGCGGCGGATGCCGGATCGGGGGCGGCGTGTCGGGCGCCTCCACATAGGCGGCCGCGGCGGCGTGGGCTGCCGCTTTCTCCGCCTCAGTGGCGCTCGCCTGGAACCAGATGGTGCCGTCGGCGCTCACGCCCTCGATCGGGGCCACGACGGCGATGGCGGCATGAAATGCTGCAAGATTATTGATCATAGCCAAGCCTCGAAACCAAATTGGTTTATATTGAAGAAGTTGAAGGTGTTGGCATGGGTTCCGTCGCCGGTCTCGTTGGCGGTGGCGTTGAAAAACCCGGTGATCGAAAGCGACAAGGAACCAATGGCGGCGGCAAAAGTGAGCGCCGTCGCCGCTTGGTTAGCGACCACGAGCGGGGCGACAGCACTTGCCGTCGTGGAATTAACCCCGATCCCGAATTGCTCAAAGGCACCGGCCACACCTAATATCTGGCCTGAAACAGCGTAGGTAAGCGTCACGGCTCTTTCCGAACTGGTCTGTATCATGCTTATTGAATTGTAGCCGCGCGACCCAGCCTGACGGTAGGTGTTGGTGGCGTAGGTGTAGCTCGCTGCATTGTCGGTCACAAAACCTGTGAACAGCGTCTGATTGTAGTAGTTGCAGACACCGAAGCTGCCTGCGGTGGCGGCAGCGGGAAACTGCCAAGGTATCAGACCAGGCCCGGAGGTGAAAAAAGATCCAAGAAATGTCGCCTGGTTGGCCGCCACCGCGACCGTCGAGACAACGCCAGCCGGCGAAATGAGCATGTTGGTGGCGCCAGAATTGGTCAGGAAGCCGCCGAATATGCTCAGAGTCATGGCCCTGACGGAGGGGGTGCTCCATTGCAAGGTGGCGAGCGTCAGCACGCCGGCATTGAGGATGACGAAAACATCCGCAACAATGCCATTCGGCCAACTGGCGCTGGCATTCAAGTTTATCAAAAGCCCGAGATGATCGTTGAGCGAAGAGGCGAACTGATACATTTGAACCGTCGATCCGTTGAAGATCGGAACGAACGGATGGACGTAAGGCGCGTAATAGATGTTGCCGCCGGGGGCACCGCTGGTGAAGTTGACCGGCACGCCGGCGTTCATCGTCAGGCGGCCGCCGGGCTTGAACCAGGTCGACACCGCCACCGGCTGCGACGGCGCCTCGAAATAAAACCCGCCGACACCGCCGTTGAGCGCCGCATGAAAAGTGAGAATATACTGCTGGCCGATGACCAGGTCAGCGGTCGAGGCCTGGGTGACGCCATCACCGTGATAGACCGGCAGGAAGCCGAGACCGTTGTACTGCGCGGTGACCAGGCCAGTGGAGGTGCTGACGGCCACGAAGCGGTAGCTGCCCAGTTCATTGTAGCCGGTGAGCGCCGGGCAATTGACGTTGGGGGTGAGGGCGATGGCGTTGGTGCCGGAGGCGGTGCAGGGGATGGAGAGCATCGCCCCGCACTGGTTGAACATCACGTCGAGCGACGACATAGGCTCCGGCGAGGTGGCGGTGGCGAACGGATAGGGAGGGCTGGGCCAACTCATGCAACCACCGCCTTGTTATTGTGCCAAGGAAGAATTAAACGTACCAAGCGCGCCCCAAAGAAAGTTCAGTCCGCTGCCCTCGGTGGTCGTTGACCCAAACGTGTCCGGGCTGCTGAAGGCAAATTGCCAGTTGCCAGTCGGCAGGGTTATTTCCGAAAGATTCCCACAGCCGCCGCTGTAGGTGTCGTTCAGCCGCGTGCTGCAATAGTTGATCCATGCATTGGACCACGACTGAGACTGATAGACCGCGATCAGGTAATTGCTCTGCGTCAGGTTGGCGACAGTGCCGCCAAAGTTGCTGCAGCCAACGCATGTGGCCCAATTGGCACTACCCTCGTAACTGACAACCGATTTCCCAACAGAAGACAGCGCCTGCAAGAATTCCGAATCATTGGTCAGTATATCTGAAATCGTCAACTGATCTGCTGTCGGTGCGCCGCCGACAACGCCGTTAACAACCCAAGGCAGGCACCAAGTTGTGTCTACAGCGCCGACACAGTTGGGCGCTTGCGGTGGAGTAGCCGCGCAAGCCGTCGCCTGTGCAGCACACCATTGCGAGGCTGTAATCGCGGTGTTCGTAGAATAGAATGCAGTCGAAGGATTCGTATAAGGTGCCCAGCCGCCATAGTCAAAATACGCCCATGGCGGCGATGCCGCATTCGGCCATCGTGCGTCAGCAAAGATAGTGGCGTCACCAAAAATTAGAATATGGTTATGCCCACTAAGTCGCGGGTCCCCTGCCGCCCCCGGAGGGCCGCCCACCATTGCAAACTTAAAAACTGAAGGATTGTAGACCCCACTGTTATTACGGATGTCCTCGAACATCTGGATGGTGCGAACGGTGCCGAAGTCGGACGGCCCCACGACGCCGTAGCGCAGGAAGTTCTGGCGGCTGTAATAGCTAAACGTTGGATAAAAATTGTTCCACCATTCGTTGGAATTCTCAAAAAGAACCGGACAGCCCGCACAAAGCGGGTAGGTTCCGTTGATGATCGTGTTCGCCATGTTGCGCGGATAATCTGAGGCGGTCGTATAGTCAGGATCGGTAGACACCATTCCCATATGAGGCATGTTGATCCACAGCCCGACCGGGTGTTGGCCACCAGTAAGGAGGGCATTAACCTCGTTGATGAATTTAACCTCGATTTCAATTGGAGCTAACTGCGGATTGGCTCCTTGGCCACCAGCACTGCTGGCTAATCCTACAATATGATTGACAAGCCATGCACCACATATGGTTACACCCGCCCCATTCGTAATGGCGCATGAGTTTTTGTCGTAAGTCATGTTCAATGCGTAACTTCCGGCCCCCGCCTTGAAATAATTCATAAGGGGCGTCCTGCCGTCAGCATCAGCAATAGGAGCATTTACTCTCGCCCCGACATTCAGCGAAGTATATTCCACGCTGTAATTAGTTCCAGTCGCGCTAAAAGCACCAAACGATGTCGTATCCACAGGAGTAGCCGTACAGGTGTTAGTGGCTACGGTGAAAACCTGCATCGTGTAATGTGTGGTATCAACCACAGTAATGCAAACAGGATATAAATTAAGCTTTGGCATGTTGGTTGGAGAAGAGAAATTGTGAATAATCACGTCACCGGTTGCGTATCCGTGCACAGCCGAGGTCGTAACGGCGCCAGGACTTGCAAGGGAAACAGCGGAAATAGTTACTCCATTTTGAGCAAACACATTGCTACCATTATTCATCGTATTGGCAAATTTGAAAGTCGCCACCTCGCCGTGGACCATTGATCCAGGCGTTCCCGCAGCAGCAGCAACGGACAATAAATTGGTGCCGGTGCTCACAGTATAGGGCGGCGAGGAAAGCCAATACGAGCCAGTGACAAGACCGCTTGTCGTGGGCTTGGGACGGTTTTCGTATCTGACCTGGGTGCTGTAAGCGTCACCCGGACCCCAGTCCATGAAACGCACATAACTTGGATCAAAATTGGCAATCGTTTGCAAATACTCGCTGCGAAAGATGTTCCCTGCATTGAGACGAACAAAGTCTCTCTGCTGATACAGTCTCACGTTTTTGATGAACGCCCCGACACATCCACCAGATGTCGTAGAACACGTGTTGGATACGATAAAATTTTCAAGTAACGGAGTAGATTGCCCTACGTTCGTAAATGGAACGCAGAAGCCGGTGCCCGCAGTATCGTTCGTGGTGATGGTGCCGTTCACCGCAGACGAATAGCCCCAGCCAGAACCAGTATTGTTTGGTGCCGTGCCGCTGGCAACACCTCCGCACGTCACGCCGGACGACAAGGTGAACTGAGTCCCAATCCCGACACTGAAAACGCCTAGTCCGGAGCCATCAACCGTATATTGCCCGGAGAACTGCGCCGAGCTCGGATACCGAATGCCGCCACCGAAAGCGAGGCCGTTGGCGCACGCCTGATTTGGCCATCCATTGGCATCAAGCCCGGCGGAGTTCCAGAAACAGGTGCCGCTTGCCGCCCAGTTAGATCCGAAAGGGCTCAAGAAACTATCGCCCTCCTGCAGGAAATTAATGAAGGCGTAGTCGAACTGAGCAGGGGTTCCGATGTTGAACATCCCGCGCGGCGAGACGACCCGTGTGTGACCATGCATACCGGCAAACGCCGGCAATGACTGCAGGATGAAGATAAGGCTAAGGAGAAGTAAGCGCATCGCCGATCGCCCTACTAGAAGTGCCACCAAACTGCGGAATAGTAAAACTGGATTGCGGCGAGGTAAATCTTGCATACTGCGTGAACAGGAAATTGCGTTGCAATATTTGTGTCCATGGTGCCGTTGGCGTAGCCGTGCCGGTCTCGGCTAGACCGTTGATGATCATGGTGCAGGGGTTGGACGTGAAGACCGTGGCATTGGCAGCGGAAGCACTGCCATTGGGCACACCGCCACCGGGATCAAACAGCGAGCTGAGGTTTACACCATCGACGACAAACGCATTGGCCGTGCCGAAAGAAATAGTTGCCGAACTGGTGACGACAGTAAGCGTATCCCCAGCCAGGGGAGCTGACGTTGACGACTTGGAGACAAACTCGGAAAAAAATCCTGGGGTGGTAAGGCGATTGGTCCCCGTCCAGGTGGAGCCCGTAAAGCTAGAAGTGCCGTATGACAGGAGACTAGCCGAATCAGTAACGGTCATCGTGTCGGTACCCGCAAGACCGTTGATTTCAACAAACACCACGACCACCACGTTGCTGCCGGTTGACGACAGCGGCGACAAAGTGAACGTCATGCCCGACGACCAGTCGCCAAACACGGACGCATTGACATTGACATCAAACGAGGGCGCCGTGCAGGCGGCAGCGCTTGCCTGCTGCGCCCGCGATTGCCAATAGGCCTTAGGCATGGGCTGCTGCAGCAGGCAGAATACGCCGGCCAGCAGCAGCGCCCATACCAGCAGCATACGGCGCATCAGAGCTGATATCCGCCGGCCGCGACCGACACCAGACCGCCCGCTCCCGGGGGAGCCGAGATCACCGCAATCGCGGTGTTGATGGCGCTGGAGGGGATGCACGGATTGAACACCATCTCGGTCAAGCCGATCCCGGAAGCGAGTGGCGCCGTCCATTGCATGAAATTCAGAGTGCCGCTCACGGTGCCGGTAACCGTCGAATTTGTTGTTATCGCCGCCGTGGCGTTGGCCCGTATCGACATCCAGCAAATATAGGTCTTGAGCGAAACCGAGGCGGCGAGCGTTGCGGTCGTGGCGGCCGTCGTGCCGGTCGCCGACGCCGTGATGGGCAACGC